GCAGGGAAATTAGTTAAACTTACTGGTAAAGAACTAGCAGGAGGTGATCAGGTTAATGGAGGAGAAGAAACTGAAGGAGGCGAAGGTCAGGTCGATCAAGGTAGCATATCTATTACATTTGGAAGATTCAATCCACCTACTACTGGACATGAGGCTCTCATAAACAAAGTAGCAAGAGAAGCTAAAAATGGAGAGTATAGAATATACCCCTCAAGGACGCAGGATGATAAGAAGAACCCGCTTGACCCTTCGACGAAGGTTAAGTTTATGCATAAGGCGTATCCCGACCACACGAATAATATTGTTGCTAATGATGATATGCGTACCATTTTTGATGTTCTAACTGCATTGGATGATGAAGGATTCAGCAGTGTTAACATTGTAGTTGGTGGTGATAGAGTTAGTGAGTTCAACTCTTTATCAACAAAGTATAATGGTAAGTTATATAATTTTGATGATATAAAAGTAACATCTGCAGGTGATAGAGATCCAGATGGTGAAGGTGTAGAAGGAATGTCTGCATCTAAGCAACGTAAAGCAGCTATGGAAGATGACTATGATACTTTTTATAAAGGGTGTCCTAAAGGATTAAGTAGAAAAGAATGTCAGGAACTATATAATACACTTAGACAATCCATGAATGTCAAAGAAGAAATTGAAGACTTCCATGAACTAGATTATAATCTATATGAGATCGCACCTAAGTTAGATCCTCAAGGTTTAAGAGAAGCATACTTCAGTAATGAAATCTTTTCAATAGGAACTTATGTCGAGAACGTCAACACAGGGATCGTTTCTAAGATTGTTAGTCGTGGTAGCAATTATGTCATCTCTATTGATGAGCATGAGTCTATTTTTCGTACTTGGTTAAAGGATCTTGTAGAGGTTAATACTGAAGTTGCTATCAAAGGTTTCAACTTTAAACCTGCTGGTGAGATAGGAACAGATGAATTAGATAACTATGTGCGAAACTTAACGCCTGGCGAATTCATAAAGAAGATAAATAAAAAGGACAAGGTACTAAAATGACAATGAAAACTTTCGGAGCAAACGAACTCCCTGATATGTCTGCTGCATATGCAGAGATACAGGAAAAATCCAAGAAGCGTTGGCAAGATGATGACGGTGATGGAAAGTGGTACGAAAAGAGTGATGTAGATGGTAAGATCTCCAAGAGGGAGAAGGAAGAGAAGAAGAAAAATCAGAAGGAAGAAGTTCAATCTGAAGGGCATCAAAGAGATCCCGATCAACAGAAGAAAGATAGACATCATTCCAAGCAACCAGATCCTTCTAAGGATGGATTTACTGGTATTGGTAATATGACTATCGATGATATTGTGAAGATGAACAAAAAGATTAAAGAGAAGTCAAAGAAAGAAGAAGTAGAAAATGATGCCCAAGAGATTACCGAAATCTCTGCTGACCTTGCACTTAAGGCATCTAAGAAAGCAGAAGTTGAAAGAGGGAAGGCTGCTGTTGCTGGTAACAGAGAAAGAGCTGTTGCTAAGTTGAAGCAATCATCTCGTCTGTATGCAAAGCAAGCAGCGAAGCGTAGAAAAGAAAATGCAGGGGGTTAGTCATGCTAACATTTGGTGCACTACAAGAGAAGAAATCTAAAATAAAAATCAATCCTAAGAAAGAAGACTGCATGGAAGCCAAGGTAAAACATGGTGAAGATTGCACTTGTATTGAATGTGATAAAAGAAGAGAGAAGGATGATTCAAAGGAACCAACTGTAGAAGGTGTTGTTGATGTCGTTAAAGGCGGTGTTAAAAGACACAAGGAAGCAGTACAGAAAAAGAAGATTAAGAATCGGAAGGCAGTTCCTTATGCAGCACTAGCAGCAGAACATAAACCAGAGGGTGAAAAAATTGAAGAATTCTTTGGTATGTTTGGTGGTGGCAAAAAGAGTAAACAAAATATTAGATCATCAGGTGGACCAAATAATCCTGTGTTGAAGGGTGCAAGAAACCTATTAGGTAACAGACAAAATGTAGCACCTGCAGCTAAGTTCTATCAAAATCAAATGCGTAAGCAACAGATGCTTCAGCAGTTGATGAACCAAGAAGTTGAGCATGAAGATGGTAAAACCATACAAGAAGATCCTGTAAGTGAGCAGAATGTAGGTAGTTATGATTCATATGCTAATAAACCTGGTGCTTGGTCTTTAAATGTAAAAACTTTATTTGGTAAAGGATCAAATCAAAAGAGGAGTTTAAGTGTTGACGTTGGTGGTGGAAATGGTAGATCATCTATTTTCAGTAAATCCAGTAGCTCCTATTCAGGAGGAGACGGAACATATAGAGGTAATGAGG